CGATGCTGGCCCAGGTATCGCTCGGTACGCTCACGATGTGCCAGGGCAAGCCACTGGCCTCACACGCCACCCGGTCAGCCTGACTTGGCTCGGGCGGCAGGCCCGGATGGCTGTGCACCACGGCCACGATCTGCCCCTGCTCATCGGCCTTGACGTAGTCCTCGGGGTGAATCACGAACTGGTCCGTACCCACACCGATGTTTCGGCATGGCCAGTACACCTCCCGACCCTTGCGGATCACGAGCAGTCCACAAGACTCTCGCGGGAAAGCCTCGCGAGCGTGATCGAGTGCCAGCGTCCGGTTTTCAGTAAGCATCAGCGAATCAGCCCTGCAGCCGGAAAGCCACCAAAGGGCAACTCAGCGTTCTGTCCAAACCGTGCCTTGCAGGAGGACAGACGCTTGCCGCAAACGTCGAGACTGCTGGAGCCAACCAACTGATCGTTGGCATCCAAGTAGACCGTGCCGGTGTACCCGCACTCGGAACCCCGGTAGCGCCAGGGACAGACGTTTTGGACGATCTGCCGACGCGGGAGTGAGACTCCCTCCAGGTCAAACGATGCGGCGAGCTCAAACTCGACCACATCCCGTGTTTCTCTGGACTTGCGGTCGACGTAGTACACGTCGTCAGCAAATTCTGCAGAAGGATCAGCGGTCGGATTAACCCCGCCCTCAAAGTTGACCGCATCCAGGTATTTCGCAAGCGTTCGCTTGCGCGTGATCTTGGCGCCCACCAAGTCCTGGTACGTGAGCACCAGCGCCGTGATCGTCCCGGTGACATTCGCTACCCGCAGGCGCGGCCGAGGAACTTGGCCATTGCCATTGAGCTCGAAGCTTTCGACCTCGATGGGAAACGCTTCGTAGGAGTTGCCTTGCCAGACGACCCGCTGCTGCAAAGCATTGGTGCCAGCATGAAAGCGAACCGGTCCCTGTCCAAACATTGCTAGATCAAGCACAAAGAGTTCGATTACGCTGCTGGGCGCGAGCTTTTGAATTTCAGAGGAGATGGACTGGACGGTCATGACAGATCGAACACCTGTTTGAAGGTTGCCCGAACAGACTCGACATTGGGCTCATCCACTGATCGACTCCATTCCTCACAAACGAACTTGGCCGAAGCACCTCCTGGTGGCGTCCAGTCAAAGGCCTGCACTGCACCACGTGCACGTAGGAACGCATCGATCGCTGTTGCTTCTGTGCTGGTTCGCCCCCGAAACTCCAAGGACCAGACCTGCGGCTGCGTATTGATGCCGAAGGCCAAGCGCTGCTCGTAGCCGTCGCCGAAGGCCACACGGCGTACATTGGGCCGGATGGACAAATTGGCGCCGACCGATGGTGTCCAGGTGAACGTCGCCACTTACACAGCCCTCCGGCCATCAAGCAGCCCACCGGCTCGCTTTTGTGCCAGCAACTCCTGGCGAACAGCACTGGCAATCGCACGTCCCAAATCGCGTCCGCCCGCGTCGTCCCCGCGGCTGGAAGCACCCGCGTCCGAAACGCTGACCGAGATGTTGAAGACATCCCCACCAGACGCGCCACCACTCATCGTGACTGGAATGGAGCGACCGTCAGGCAGTGGAACGTAGGCCTCTGGTCTGCTGCCTTCGCCAAAGAGCGCCAACTGGGGTGAGTTAGCAATGCCGCCCGAGGCATAGCTGCGCAAGGCCATGGGACCGGCGGAGGTCATGACGCCCCCATCCGCGAACCCAAAAAAGCTACTCATGGCCCGGGCAAGTGGCAGCGTGATCGCCCGCTGAATCTGAATGCGGATCAGGTCGGAGATGATCGAGTTGGCCAGATTCTTGAAGTCGAGCTTGCCAGTCATCACGAACTGGGTGAGCGCATCGGTCATGCCGTTGAACGCCCGGCTTGTGATGGACTCGATTTGCTTGCCCATCGCCTCGGCATCTTCAATGAAGCTCTTGAGCCCCTTCTGAAATCCAGCGGTGAAGGGTTCAGCAATTTCCTTGGCCCGCTGACCCAACTCCTTCGCCCCGGCTGCGGCAGTACGGGCACTCTCTGCGATCTGGCGCATGGACTCTGCAAATCGCTCATTGCCCGGCGCCGATTCAGCTACTGCGCGCGCCTCGGCGGCCAGTTGCTCGAGTTGCCGCGCACTTTCTTCCCGAGCAGTGGCAAGGCGCCGCAAAGACTCCAACTCGCTGATAGCGCCGGATTCGCGGAGCAGCCGGATCTGCTCCTCTCGGGTCTTGAACTCGGACTCGGCTCGGGATGCCCGCTCCTGGATGTCGCGCAGCGCCTCAAACGGGCTGCGAATGGCGCGCTCAAGAGTGACTTGAGCAGCCTCACGCTCCATGCGCTGGCGCTTAGCAGCCAATGTGGCGAGTCGTTCCTCGATCTGCCGACGTTGATCAGCGGTTTTGGCCACTGTCTCAAGTGCCGTGCGCAGCAACGCCTCTTCCTGATCGAAGTAGGCGCGCGAGCGCTCCAGGTATTCCTGCTGCGCATTGGCTCTGAGATCGGTTGCCTCCCTAAATCGCAGGTAGCCCTGCTCTTGGTAGAGGTCAATCACCCGCTGACGGCTTCGAATGATGGCAGCCTCATCGTCAGCTAGCGTTTGCAGCGCCTTCGATCGCTGCTCAATGTCTGCCAGCGTGGTCTTGAACGCCTCACCCGGCTCGCGAATGCTGCGCTCAAGCCCCGACATCTGGACCTCGCGCTCGAGCCGGGCACGCCGAGCCATGACCTCTTCGAGCCGGGCGGTTAGCTTTGCCTTTTCCTGGGTCGTCTTGGCTACGGTCGCAAGACCCTGCTTCAAGATGGCCTCTTCCTCTGCCATGTTTGCACGAAGACGCTCGGTGAAATCATCCTGCGCGGCGATGCGGGCGTCACTGCCTTCTTTGAAGGTCAAAAATCCCTGGCCTTCGTACAAATCAATGATGCGCTGGCGATCCTTCAAAAGCGCAGCCTCGACATCGAGCGCATCCTGCAACCGCTTGACGTCTCGCTCGATGCCCGCAAGCGCGTCGGCGCGGTTGGCATCACTTGCGGTGTTGTAGTTGAGAGTGGGCCGCTGTGGTTTATCTCCTTGGGGGTTCGCGCCTGCCTGAGCATTGCGCCGCATCTCATCGAATCGCTGCGTCACCGCGTCAGCCAAGAGCGGCATGTTCCACAGATCGACATAGTTGCGGTTGGCTTGCTCAACGATCTGGTTGCGCTTCTCCAGCGCCTCGCGTAGCGCCTTGCGATTACCCTCCATGAGCAAGCCAGGAACACCCCCGCGGACGATGAAACCCCCGGCTAACTCGATGTCAGCCCAAACCGCCTGGAAGCTACCGACGATCGATTTGATCCCTTGAAAAATCGCACGAAGGCTGTCCACCAGCACCGCGATTGCATAGGCCGAGGTCTCTGCCCACTTGGCCAGGGTCCCATCATCACGTAGCCTGCTGATGCCCGTTACAGCGTTGTCCGTACCGAGCAGGATCTTCTTGAGTTCTTCGGATAGCACCGACAGCGCAGGAATGGCGCTCGTCACCAGGGTCTGGGATACAAAGCTACTTTCTGCCCGCATCCGGGCCATTGCTTTGGATGCCTTGTCAGCTTCCTCGATCTGTTGGGCGGTGAGCCTGATGTTGAGGTTCTGGTTCTCTGCAAGGTCCTTCAAAAAGGGCAGCATTGAGGCACCAGACTTGCCGAACAGGTCCATAGCAAGTGCCGTCTTACCGGCACCGTCCTCGAACTCAGCCAGCTTCAAGGCCACATCGTTGAGCACCTCGGCCGGATCGCGCAGATTACCGCCCGAATCCTTGGCGGTGATCCCAAGAAACTGCAGCGCCTTGCTGGCATCAGCACCCTCGTCATCCACCCCAGCCAGAGCCTTGGAGAGCTTGGAGAGATTGGTGCCAATCGTCTCCATTGCAGTGCCTGAGATGGTTGCCACCGGGGCCAAACCGGACAAAGCGGTGGTGCTCGCGCCGGTCTGCTCGGACAACTGCTGCAAAGCCGCCGTTGCCTCGATCGTTCGATCAATGAAATCCCGAAGCGCACCAACCGAAGCAGCGCCGACCGCCACCGCAAATGCGGTCTTGGCCACCGTTGCCACCTGCTGCATCGACGCCTTCATGTCGTTGGCGTGGCGATCCAGGAGGCGCGCTGTGCGCCCAAGATCGGCCCTGAACTCGGAGGTCTCGGCCGAGAGCTTGACGACAAGGGAGCCAAGGTCAGCCATGCTTTTTAACCTTATGCGCAAACATTGCCTTGAATCGGGCAACGTTTGCGCGGGCATCAGCGCGGGGCTCGGCGCGTTCGGCGAAAGGCATGAAATCTTCGGGCGAAAACGCACGGGCGTGCTTAGCCCGATTGGCGTTCGCAAAGGTTGAAGCAATCACTCCGCTTCTGAGATCGGCACGCATATCGCCAAAGGGTTCAAGTTGGTAAAAGGCCATCCACTCGGTGAGTTCGTCGGAGCCGATGCGGGCAAGCAGCTCGCGTACCGGCATGCCCAGCGCAAGCGCCAGGCGAAAGACGAACCGTCGGGTGGGGTTGGCCTTCAGGCCTTTTTTGCTGCCGCCGCCTGTTCAGTTCCGATGCCGTTCAGGCGCTGGGCTACCGCAAAGACACGATCGAGCGCGCGGGCGCTTTTTCTGCCCAGGGCAGCGATCTCGCCATCCTCGAAAAGACGATCGCCTGCTTCGTCACACAAGGTGAGCGCCACGAGACGGGCCCGGACGTTTTCCATGCGGCCGTCCCGCTCGCCTTCTCGGGCAATGAGACTCGTCTCAAAGGCGTCGCGGTCGGTGCCGCTCATGGTGCGCACATACACGTCCCCGCCCCATTCAGGGACGTGGACGGTCTCGCGCGGCAGGTCATCGGCTGCCAGGATGGCGTCTTTGGAAAGAATGTTCATGTGCTTAGCCTTCAGTGATGTCGCCATCGATTTCGATCGTGACGCTGGCCTCGACCACCGCGTCCACGCCGCCTTGGACGCTGAACTGCGTGACATAGCCGTAAAAGGTCCACGTCGCCGCTGGCGTGGTGTCAGTGAAGGTGATCTTGAACTGCCGACGGGTTCGGTTGGCCCGGTCGGTGCGAAGGCCCTGATGCACGGTGTCATCCGGATTGAAGTGCAGCGACAGCGACAGTTGCCCCTCATCGCGCAGGCCCACGCGCTTTTCCTTGGCGGTTGAGCCGAGGTTGGTGACGTCGATGACCGACGCTTGGCCGCCGGGTCCTTGGAAGGACACGACATTGGGGATGGTCTCGAAGGTGGTGGTACCGAAGCGGGCAATGGTGATGCCCTGCGCGGTGATCGCAGTACTAGGCATAAAAGGCCTCCAGGTGAAAGAAATAACAAACGAGGGGGCGGACGACTCGCCTACCGTTACCGGTAGTAGGTGAAGTCCACAGAAATCCGGTAGATGCCGGCTTGAGGGTCGAAATCAGTCAGGCCCATGCGCACATCGGCTACGGTGTTGATGTCCGCGAGTAGTGCCGAGAGCACCTGGTCCTGCAACTGTTCGCAGGCGACTAACGTTCGGGCATAAGCGTCAACCTGAACCCGCGATCGCTTGAGCGGATTCGGGCCATCCAGAGCGATGACCCGCTCTTCGTCAATGGGCGTATAGACCAGTGTTGGGTACTGCGCATCAGCAGGCGCGACAACGGCGTACACCTGGCCGGAGGCCAGATGCTTGATGGCGTCATAAAAGTCCTGCATCGCTAGCGCCCATTCAAGGCCTTGGCCTCGATCTCAATTCGCTCCGACAAGCGCTGCTTGATGGCATCCACGGCTTCACGCCTGCGAGACTCCAGAGCAGGACGCAGAAAAGGCCGGGCGGCCATCTTGCGGGTCCCGAACTCCAAGAAGCGCCAGTACCAGGCGTCTTGCGAGAGGTTGCCTCGCTTGCCTTGGTTGCGGTACTTCTTGCCGTGGCGCACCAACACATAGAACGTCTGCCTGCCGCCACCGGAAAGCTCTCGAATGTGCTTCATGATCACCGAGCGCTTGAGCGTGCCGGGCGGAGGCTGCTTGGGGCCAAGTGACTGAGCGGCTTTGGGAGCCCGGGAGCGCGCCTCATCGCGGATCACCTTGGCGCCGGCGTAGACCGAAGCCCTAAGGCCACGATTAGCGATGCGCTGGGGAAGCTCTTTAAGAGCTCGGTCCAACTGGGCAAGGCCTTCGATGCGAACCGTTTCAACCTTAGCCATCCCGAATTCCTTCGCTTGCCAAAAGGATCACGGACACATTGGCCTCATCGTCATTGAGCGCTGCGTGAATGGCAAAAGTCCGGCCACGAAAAAGCACACGCATCCGGGAAACCGCCTGCGGATCATTCAGATCGGGGCAGTGGCGCACCGTGATCTGATGAGTCAACTCCGCTGACACCCGGTCTGCGATGCGGGCCTCGCGACCTGAAAGTGGCTGGATATCAGCCCACACCGTAGCCACATCAGCCCAGACTTGCGTTGGCGCTCCCAGAGAGTCCTTGACCGTCGTTGGCTGCTGAATCCGGATTCGGTGGTTCAGTTGGCCTGCGCTCAAGACACTCATACGAGGCTCACCTTGAAGCCGTCGAGCAAGCCATCCACGAAGGGCAAGGGATCAATGCGACCGCGAGAAAGAACTGCCATCTCTTCCCGGTGCCCGTAGAGACTTCCCACGCGCAGCTTGATCCAACTCTTTAGCCCCTCGGGTACTTCGCTGGCAGATCCGTAGCCCGCATCGAAAGTAACCGTAACGGCGCCGATTTGCGGCAAGGTCGGCGGCCAAGTCTTACCGAACACGGGGCTCAGGCGCGCCGGCTCGCAGGCCACATCCAGCACGTAGTCACTGGCAGGCAGCACCTGCGTCGTGCCGTTCATGTCCAGATACTCAACGCTCACTACAGACTGAACCGGGCATTTGGCGAGCAGGATCGCGTGAGCTGGCAAGCTGAAAGACGAGCCAGACCCGGCGTGCATGAGCAAAGGCCCAGGAAAGGCGTCGAGCACCAGTCTCCAGCGGGCCGTCATCAACTGCCTGCCGGTGATGGTCTCGGCAGCTTGGCGGGCAGCGGTGATGAGCGAGCCGATCAACGGGTCATCGTCGCCACCGTCCACCCGCAGATGAAGCTTCGCCTCAGCCAGTGAGATTGGCTCCCCTGCGGGTGGTGTGACGAGTTGCAGAGGCATTTAGACGATCTGCACAACAGTGGCTTGGTTGGCGGTGTTTGCCGGCAGTTCGCGCGGGTTGACGCCAAGCACCTGAGCTGCG